ATAGATACCATCTCCTCAGAACCAATATTGACAGGTCCCATGAAGTCTGAGTCCATCAGTCTTCTAGTTGCTTCAATACATTCATCAATGAACAGGAAGGAACGAGTCTGTAAGCCGTCTCCCCACACTTCGATGCCTCCACCGACCTCCGGGAGTCTAGCGACTTTACGGCAGATTGCAGCCGGAGCCTTCTCTCTTCCACCGTCCCAGGTTCCTTCGGGACCAAAGATGTTATGGTAACGAGCAACACGAACGGGAATACCATGGTTACGATTGTAAGCAAAGTAGAGACGTTCTGAGAATAGTTTTTCCCATCCATACTCGGAGTCTGGAGCTGCGGGGTAAGCTGATTCTTCACGGCAATCAGGATTGTCAGGATCTAGTTGGTTGTGTTCAGGATACATACATGCCGAACCAGAGTAGAAGATCTTTGTCTTGTTCTCCTCTTTGGCATCGTTGAACTTACGTTGTTCTTCTAGGACATTAAGATTGATAGTGACCGAGTTACGCATGATGTCCGCATCATTCTCACCAGTGAATACGAATCCCGCACCACCCATGTCAGCAGCAAACTGATAGATCTCATTAAACGTTTCGTGATACCTATCAGGGACACTAGCATAGAAGTTACCAGCATATCCCTTGAATCTAATCACACGACGAACGAATGTGGGATCAGTCAGATCACCCTGAATGAACTCATTAGCTTCTGTTTCAGAGAACTCAGGTCTCTTCAGGTCAACACCACGAACCCAGTATCCTTCTGTTCGTAGTCTTTTTACCATGTGACTACCAATGAATCCACCCGCACCAAGTACTAGTGCGGTCTTATTATACTCAGTCATAACATCCATGAATTACTTACTATGTATCCTTAAAAAATCAATATACTTCACACATCATATCAAGTCCTGTATCAATGTCAAGTTTGGGAACGAAGCCGTAGTTCTCTAGTTTATCAACGTTGATCGTCATGTTTTTAATCTGTAGATATTGTTGTTCGTCGGGGAAAGGAACATCAATAACCTCACTTGTACTACCTACCCTGTCCTTACAGTATTCAATTATTTCCCTGAAGGTCCGACTCACACCTGAACCAACATTGTAGATTTGATTAGGAGCACTCCACACCATCAGTGTGTCAAGTGCTGTACATACATCCTCAACATACATGTAGTCCTTTAGATAATCACCACCACCATACAACTTAATCGGTTCATTCTTCTTTAAAGAACGAATCATATAACCAAGAACATTCTTACCAGGAGTTACGGTAGGGTCAATACCAAAGACATTAGCAACTCTAAAGATACGATATTGAACACCAAAGGTTTTACAGTATGAGATGACCAAAGACTCTGCACATCTCTTAGTAATAGAGTAAAACCCTGTAGGATTACAAGGATCATCTTCCCTGGCATCCAAGAAATCATTACCATAAACAAAACCAGAACTAACAAAGTTGAATACAGTATCTGTTCTCTTACAGTGTGACAATACCTCGGTTAGAATCTTTAGGTTAACGTCAATATCAATCTGAAGATCTTTGAATACATTTTGATTGGTTGTAGTGCTGATAAAGTACAGGATATCAGCTGAATCAGGATGTCTTTGTCCTCTAGGAATTGCAATATTGTCAGGGTACATCCTACAATAGTGACTACCAATATAACCTGTGGCACCAAATACAGAAAGATTAATCATATTTCTCACACTCCTTAAAGGTCTTACCGTATTTGTCTTTAGCTGACAGGAACGGACTATCTATACCCCAATCGATACCCAGGTCTGGATCATTCCACAATAGGGTCCTGTCATATTCTTTGTAGTAGAACTCCGTAGTCTTGTAGGACACATGTGCATGAAGACTATAAACATAGAACCCATGTGCAAACCCTTCGGGTACCCACAACATTACCTCTGGACGGTAGAGATGTACGGCATAGTGTTGTCCGAAGGTAGGAGATGATAGTCTCAAATCTACAATCACATCCAGGATAGAACCCTTCATACACCTAACCAGTTTACCTTGTGGTTTCTCTACCTGGTAGTGAAGACCACGCAAAACATGTGGGTGTGACAGGGAGTGATTGTCCTGAACAAACTCCATGTCCAATCCTACACTTGAGAACTCCTTTTGGTTGTATGTCTCAATAAAATATCCTCTCTCATCCTCGTGCTTGTTCTGTTCAATCAGAACTGCATCTTCCAGGGGTGTCTTAATTATCTTCATAGTAGAGAATTGTTTTGAGAAGTCCGGTTGTGATGTCAGTGGAAACAGACCACTTTGTTTCGGTTGTTATTTTTTTGTTTGAAGTGGAGTATCTAAGGTCATGTCCAGGTCTATCAGTGACATGTTCTATACGATGATCCTCTTTACTCATTAACTTACAAATCATCTTGACAAGATCGATATTTTTTAGTTCACATTCTCCTCCAATATTATATCTCTCTCCTTCCTTACCGTTGATCCACAGTTCAATCAAGGCGTCACAATGGTCTTCAACATAGATCCAATCTCTCACCTGTTGTCCATCACCGTAGACAGGGATGGGAGTTCCATTCTTGATATTCCTGATGATCGTAGGGATCATCTTCTCATCATCCTGTCGTGGTCCATAGTTGTTTGAACAGTTCGTGATGGTGGTGGGAAGACCATAAGTGATATTATATGCGTTTACAAAGTGATCACTGGCTGCCTTGGATGCAGAGTAAGGATTCCTAGGTTGATACCTTGACTCCTCATTGAATGATCCATCTTTGAAGTCGATAGATCCAAACACCTCATCAGTAGAGATGTGCATAAAACGATCTACCTCATGTTCCAATGATGCTTGTAGAAGATTAACCGTACCAATCACATTAGTATCAATGAATGGTTTGGGATTATTGATTGAATTATCTACATGACTCTCTGCTGCCAGATGAAAAACGGTATCGAATGTCTCTTGTTCAAACAAATATCTAACTGATTCATCACTGGCAATATCAATCTTATAGAATTCAACATTGTCAGGTAGATTTGATTTCTTACCAGCATAAGAAATCTTATCAGCAACCACCAATCTTTCACCAAACTTACCCAAAGATCTAAGAAGTTGACTTCCAATGAACCCAGCTCCCCCTGTGACTAGAATGGACATGTTTCCTCGTATTTGTGTAGTAGTTCTGGTGAGTATTGAAGACCATCTTCATCTCCCAGTACAAGTTCTGTTCTCTTCAATTCTTCCAGACTATGAACTCTGTTCCTCAACTCTGTAGAAGAATACTTATGTTGTCTCTTGTGGTAGTGAATCTCAATATCATTGTCGATACAATATTGTTTACCGGTAAAGTCTCTGTCCTTATACTCCTCACTCAAGAAACGAATATCCATTTTCTGTGTCTTAATCATATTCAACAGATCTTCCTCTGTCTCATACACCAATATCTCATCTACGTATCTACATCCTTGCACCTGAACATACCTCTCATACACACTCTGTATGGGTTTGTTCTTGATACCCGGTCTATCAATCGTAGGGTCCACTTGTAAGGCAACTATCAAATAGTCACACAAATCTTTCTCCATCTTCAACATTGTCACATGTCCGGCATGAAACAAATCAAAGGAACTACAATTAAATCCTATCTTCATCACGAAAGATCTACACATAGTATGTATTGTATTAAAAAAGGAGGCCTTTGTCAAGGCCTCCTGAGCTCCATGCACGCCACTTACTCTTGAGAGAAGTAAGAAACTCTAGGGGTTATCCCGACCAGTGCTGTTACAGTCCATCCGTGACTACTACTTACAGAACACCCTTAGAAAGTTTCTCAATGTTAAGTTCAGGGTTCATCTTAAGAACTCTGATCAACTCATCGAGTCTTGCATCACCACCACCGGTCGAATGCTTTGCTTCACATGCAGCCTTAAGTGCCTTTACTTCAGCTTCAAGAGCCTTAAGTCTTACCTCAACCTCATTGTCATACTGGGACATAAAAGCACCAGATGCAGATGTCTTTCTCGTTGCCATAGTTTTAATTAAATCTACTTTATTTAGATTTGATTACGTCTCTCACGTAGGAGGGAACACCATCAGGATCTAACCAACAGGTGTAATTAAAGTCTGCCATGGCTGTCATCAGTTGCATTGAATTATCACATAGATACATGTCTTTGTACCTACGAGTGTGTTCATCAAACTTCTGAATCCTACAATCAGGTTTTCCGTTTTCTAGATCACCGTTCTCAACGTAACGATAGGGATATTTCTCAAGTAGAATATTCATGCTACCTCTGTCTTCTCAAGATCTTCTGCCAGACAATCAATGAGAATATCATAGTCATCCAGAGGGTCACCAGAAAAAGTTACACCATCGTTCTCATAAAACTTACGAACCTTTTTGAAAAGTTTCGGATTCTTTACGTCAAGGAAGAAGTCCCCTTTCACTGCGGATCGGAGAGTCGTGATGTCCTTTTTGAACTTAGAAGTGATAGTCATTGTCTTTCGTATTGACCTTAGTAGTATAAGGGATTTGACTAGTATAGTCAAGTGGACAGTAAAGTTACCGTCCCATGGGGATCGTGGGGATCGAACCCACCTCCGCCGAATTATGAGTTCGGTGCATTCACCAGATTGCTAGACCCCCTAGGGGTTAGCTTCCCTCTTCGTGTTCGGTGTACATCTTGTACAGGTCATCATCGGTGGACATCATGACACATGCCGCACCATTCTCATTCACGATTCCTATATGTTCTCCGTTCTCTACTCTCTGAATCAATTCATCCCAGTTTTCTTGAAACTCTTGCACGGTGAAGATTTCCATAGCTAAATTATATAGAAGATTTTTAAGACCAGTAACCAATTACCTTTAATAGACCATGTGCGTAGAAAAATAACAACACTGATCCAATACTAGCACTGATAACTGTGGCAGTTTTGTTGTGTTTGTCGATAGCTTTATCGATAAGATCCTGACACTGTTTATAAGTGACCATGTGTTCAGGTTTAATCTCGGGTAGGCGTGACATGTGTAATTATACTACGGTAGATGGAGATGTCAACTCTTTGTAAGTGTAAGCCACAGTCAATCGTGGTACCTTACATAGTGCATTGGGTGCATATCCCATATGATCCAAATGTGCTGGGAATAGGATTCCATTATTTGGTATATATGTTTCGTAATAATACTGATTTGGTTTTGTTGTCAGGATAAACTCACCTCCCCATTCAGTTTTCCAATATGGACATGCAAATATATTCAAGGTCCAAATGGATTCATCACCGTCTGTATGGAATGAAGACTCTTGACCAAAGAATTGAATATTTGTATTAACTCTCTTAAGTTTTAAGGGACATCGTAAAATTTTCTCACACTGATACTTCAATATAGATCCAAATTTAATCAGTGTCAAATTGTCACCGATGGTAGATACCCTTGATCGTATAGAAGAAGGTTTTTTTATACACCCCATCGGTGGATGGTCTAATCCTCCATCGTTTTTAGTGAATTTCCAAGTATTGTATTGAGAATTGAACTCATCGTACAACGTATAAAATTGATCAACAGACAAAACATCTTGAAGTCTGTAGAAATTATCAACCTTATCGTACCTCAAAATCTAATCTCCTGACCTTTCTCTTTCTCCTTTCCTCTTGATAGGACAGGTCACTAGAGGTCAGAACATTACCGTTCTCTACCTTATTACTAGAATTAATCATAACCACTTTGGTAAGGTCTACAGCAGTGACCTTATCTTCAATGACTGTCATCATATTAGGACACCCACAACAGTGGGTATGATGGTCACTCCTGATTTCTTTGTTGCATTGTTTGCATCTTACAGTAATCATGGGTCATGTTTGGAATTCGACAATGGGAGATACTGGGATCGAACCAGTGACATTCTGCGTGTAAAGCAGACGCTCTACCCCTGAGCTAATCTCCCTTAACACTACACTTATCAGAATGCTTGCTATGGGGCATTTTCTAAACCCTAACATTCTGACAGTTTGTAATGGAGCAAAGAGAGTAACCAACTCTCAAGATCACAGTGTGGTTAACACCGTCGCGGGCGAGCTCATTCCCCGTCTATGTAATTAGGACTCCCGAGGCAGGATTTGAACCTGCGACCGGACGATTAACAGTCGTCAGCTCTGCCGCTGAGCTACTCGGGATCGAATGTGATAGTAAGGCCACCGTATGATAAGCCATGCCATGGATAACATACCCACGACATAGACATAGGTGAATACTTTTATTGTATCAAACTTCACCACTTTTGTCAAATAGTGAAATACCCCATGAGAGACCAATGAGGACACAGAAACCAAGTCCTGTGTATGTGAATAACGGATAGAGTTCAGCCATAAGGGTTTCTCCCAATTTCTTTACAAAGTTTGAAATAAGTTTTGTAGTATCTGTCACATATCTTTCTGACAACCATTTGATCTTCTGGGAAGTCATTGATCCTCAGATGATGGTGAGCACTCTCAAGACAACTGATGATTCGTAGGAGTTCAATCGGGTCCATTAAGCGTGTAGCCATCCCGTGACTATGTATTTAATCTCATCAACTGGTGGATAACCACGATGATAATAGTTCCAAAGAGAAGGGAAGATACACATTCTCCCAGTCTTTGGTTGTATTTTAGTACCATCTACAAATTCAGTGTAGCCATCATTCTTTATATCATTAAGATACCAAATGAATGTGGAATGTCTCATTCCATGTTGTCTTACATATTCACCTTGCATACTGTCATGATGCCAGGTGTATCCTGAACTTGGAGATGTGCGTTGTATTTGATAACCCGTATCTTTTAAATGTTCAAAACAGATACCAAGTGGATCATTTAAAAAATCCGTCTGCTGAAGGTAAATTTTAATGTGTTTATTCAGCGCTTTAAATAGAACTTCATCTTCATCTTTCCAATCATCAAGACTGGAGATATGGAGATCCATAGAGTCTTTAATAGATCTATCGACTCTTTTATTTTCTTCATCACCAATCATGCCGAATTCTATCCGACTATCATTTTCAAATCGTTCAATCAAATGATTACAGAAGTCCTCTGTGAGGACATCATCGACGACGTATATAAAATCGGAAAGGTTAACATTCATAATTGATAATAGTATGGGAAGTACCCAACGGGTCAGGAGGGATTTGAACCCCCGACCAACGCATTAGAAGTGCGATGCTCTATCCACTGAGCTACTGACCCAATGACGGTTCCTATCGCCGCTAACCCTGAACCGTCAAGGGGGTCACCGCAGTGGTCTCTAACCACTCATGTACTATAAGAGGGTATCAGCCTTCTGTCAAGGGTGTTGTGACCTTTACCATTTTGGCATAGTACTCATGAGCAAAGGTTTCACGATATCCCTTAATACCCCATCCCAACCAGTAGTATGCAGGTGCCATGTACTGACGAATTGACCATCCGGTTCCTTCAAAGTCGGGTAGAACTTTTTGGAAGTGTACTTCATTCACCATAAACCGAGTTTGTCCTTCAAGACTACTCGGATCACAACTATACTTTCGACAGAAGTTACCCAGGGCATTGTATCTACCAACCGTGGTCCATTGAATTAAACCATAACCACCAGAGTGACACTGGTGATAAGTAACTCTTGCACCACCTTCACAGATATTGGGATGAAAATTACTCTCTGACTTGATGTTACCCATCAGAGTTGAAAGTGCATTGCGATCAGTAATCTTGGTGTAATCTTGAAGTTTACTCAGAACATATCGTTCGTTAGGATTACAACCGGGACAGTCCCACTTCTCTACTACCTTTTGAATCTCTACAGACTTCTCTTCATTTACGCTGACATCTACTTCTTCTTTCAGTGTCGTGGATCCTGCACAGGCAGCAATTGCCCATACTCCAGTTACACTCATAAGAGCAGCGATAATCCTGTTAGTCATAAATTGAAAATAAATTAAACATTAAAGTAATCCTTGCGGTAGTACCGTCCGAGGATGTTGGAATTGTAGTACAGTGGCGTCTCATCTGTCAACCTTTGAGACAACACCTCTTTAAGGAACAACTGACGGGTCTCCTCAAAGTTTACCTTTCCCTTGGTATTATGTAGGGACAAAATCTCACGGGAGAAATTATCCTTACCGTACTTAATCACATCTTCCTTTAGTTCAGGACATGACCCATAGTATTTTTTCCAGTCAGACTCTGACTTTGCTTTTCTTTTCTTCCCTGGTGGTTTCCGAAAAGACCAAAAGTATTTGCGTCCGATGTATTGTCGTTGGTTGGACTTATTGGTAATGAGATAAACAAACCCATAGTTGTCCCCAATAAGAGACCCGTCAAAGGGATTGCCCAAATAGATCCATGGGTTTTCGTAGTCACACACTCACTGTTCTTCATAGTCCTGAAATATGTAGTCATCAATTTTTTTCGCTTGAATTTTCTGAGCCTCAATGTAGAGACCCAGAGCATAGTCATTCCAGTCACCTATAAGATCAGAGTTTGAATCCTGAGAAGGTGTCGTTCTTGACATCCTGTTTGATTCCTCCGACAACGTAGGACTCAACTTCTGTCTCTTGAGGAGCGACTTGAAGACCCTTGGAAGAGATCCAATGCTGTGTCCAAGGAAGTGGATTATTCTTTGCAGCGACATCGTAAATAGGCTTCAGGCCAATAGCTTTCATTCTACGATTGGCAACCCACTCAACATACTTCTTGAGAAGTGCATCATTGAGACCAATCATTGATCCATCTTTGAAGAGATAGTCTGCCCATCTCTTCTCTTCGTCAACAGTCCTGTCGAACATCATATACAACCACTCCTCTTCCTCCTTCATGATCTGTTTCATGTCGGGGTCATCACCGTTCTTCCACTTGTTCAGAATGTTCTGGGTGATACCAAGATGTTGGTTCTCGTCACGGGCGATGAGGGAAATAATCTTCGCAGAACCCTCCATGAGTTTGAGTTCACCAAATGCAAAACTACAAGCAAAGCTAACATAGAACCTAATACCCTCAAGAATATTAACGTTCGCGACAGCTCTGAATAGCTTTCTCTTAAGATCTTTGACTGCATATTCTCTTGATGGTGAGTCTCTAAAGTCCTCGGTCCACATGTTACCACTACCCCACTCCTGTGCGGCATTGATGAAGTCATCGTAGGCTTGAGTTACACTCTTGGCTCTCTCAAGAATTCTATCGTCAGTGATGATGTGATCAAAAATATCTGATGGATCAGGGTAGATATTCTTGATGATGTATGTGTAGGAACGACTATGGATCATCTCCATGAATCCCCATACTTCCATACATGCTTCCAGTTCAGGCAGAGAACAGTATGGAATGAATGCCATACCGGGACCACGACCCTGAATAGAATCAAGCATGATCTGATACTTCAGGTTGGAAGTATAGATATGCTTTTGTTCTGGTCGGAGGGTTTGATAGTCTGCTCTGTCTTTCTGAAGGGATACTTCTTCGGGTCTCCAGAAGTATCCTAGTTGTGTTGTCGTTAGTTTCTCAAAGATAGGATACTTATATGAGTCGTATCTTTGAACCCCTAGGGGTTTTCCAAAAAACATAGGTTGTTTTTTATTATCATGGACTTCGGTATTGAATACCGTCATGCCCTTCACTTCTGTCATCTTCTTGTCGTTAACCGATGAAACCTTAAACTGCACAGGATTCACACTCTCCCTCCTCTACTGATTCTAGTTCGTTTAATAAACTATTAAGTTCCGACTTGTCTTCTACCACCTCGTCAGTTTTGATGTCGTAGGTGTTCTGGTAGTAAGAAGTCTTCCAACCATACTTATATGTAGTCAAAAGATCATTAGCCATTTGAGACACGGGGACTTCATTGTTATCATAGTTCTCTGGATTGTAACTCCAGTTACCAGAGATACCCTGGTCAAAAAACTTTTGCATGACAGCAACGACATTAATATACCCCTCGTTACTCTTCATCTCCCATAGGAGTGTGTAATTGTTCTTAAGTGTGTTATAAGACGGTACAATCTGCTTAAGGGGTCCCTTCTTACTCTTCTTAATGGACAGATAGTCTCTAGGTGGTTCAATCCCATTCGTTGCGTTTGACACAACGGAACTACTCTCTGATGGCATCTGAGCAGACAGTGTTGAGTGCCGTAGTCCGTGAGCCAGAATCGACTCTCTAAGCGCCTCCCAATCATGGACAAGAGCCTGTGTAGAAATCTCATCAACATCTTTCTTATACGTGTCGATAGGAAGGAGTCCATCACTGTACTTAGTACGTCCAAAGTACTCACAGTGTCCCTTCTCTTTGGCAATTTCATTGGAGGACTTAAGAAGGTAATACTGGAACGACTCAGACAACCCGTGGACGGCATCCCATGCCTCCTGTGAGTCGTAGTTATAACCTAGCTTGGCAAGATAGTGTGCAAGACCGATGAAACCAACACCGAGTGAACGACGAGCTTTGGTTGCAATCTCCGCAACCTTTACAGGATACTCTTGGTAGTCAATCAACTCCTCCAGACCCCTCACAGACAGGTCACACAGGTCTTCTAGTTCCTCGTCGGACTTGATCTTACCTACGTTGACAGCTGACAGAATACACAGGGCAATCTCACCTGGCATCTCCTCATCAATATGACTCAATGGTTCTGTAGGAAGTGTAATCTCCTGACAAAGGTTAGACATATTTACCTTGTCTTTGAAGGAGGAGTGACTGTTACAGTGGTCGATGTTCATGATATACAGACGACCAGTCTCTGCTCTCTCCTTCAGTAGATCAAGAAAGAGTTCCTGAGCTCCGACAGTTTTTCTTGGTACAGAATCATCTGCTTCGTAACGTGTATAAAGCTCATCGAAGCGATCAGTACCAAAAGCATCATAGAGCCCAGGCACATCATGAGGACTGAAGAGGGAAATTTCTCCGTTAGTAATGAATCTTTCGTAGAAGAGTTTGGAGAGTTGGATGGAGTAGTCAAGTTTCCTTACGCGATTATCTTCTGTACCTTTGTTGTTCTTCAGAACAAGGATGTCTTCTATTTCTTGGTGCCAGATAGGAAAGTGAACTGTAGCAGAACCACCTCTGATACCGTTTTGTGTACAACATCTGACAGTGCTTTCAAACTTTTTGAGGAAGGGGACCACACCTGTGTGTTGTACCTCTCCGCCTCTGATTTTAGAGTTGATCCCGCGGATTCTACCAGCGTTAATACCGATACCAGCCCTTTGTGCGACATACCGGCCAATAGCCATATCGCTGCTAAAGATACTATCGAGGGAGTCATCAACATCAACGAGAACACAAGATGCAAATTGACGCAGGGGTGTTCTGACCCCCGCCATGATTGGCGTCGGGATGTTGATCCTGTGTTTGGAGATTGCGTCGTAGTATCTTCTGACATAAGATAGTCTGGTCTCCTTAGGATACTCTTGGAAGATAGTCAACGCGATCATGATATACATGAACTGTGGTGTCTCGTAGACTGTTCCACTGCTTCTATCTTGGACTAGGTATTTATCCACAACCTGTCTCAATCCTGCATAGGTGAACAGGAAATCACGATCATGATCAATAAATGACTCTGCCTTTTGAATTTCCTCTAGAGAGTACTTAGTAAATATAGACTTATCATATACATCATCATATGCAAGTTTTTGAATATGTTCTACCAGTGTAGGTAGTTCATGCATTTTACCAAACAATTGTTTGCGAACTGCGAATAGAAGAAGACGAGCAGCAGCAAACTGATAGTTAGGATGTTCTAGGTCAATCAGGTCACTAGCAGACTTGATAAGGATCTCTTGGATCTCTTCAGTAGTAATGCCATCGTAGAACTGAATACCTGATGTCATCTCTACCTGACTGGCAGAGACACCGGCGAGACCCTTACATGCCTCATCCACCATTTTATGCATCTTATCCAGATCAAGTTTCTCTACTGATCCGTTTCTTTTCGTGACTTTCAATCCGTTACTCATATTTTTTTCCAGGTGGTGAATTTTAAATTTGCTTGTAAACCTTGATATACATTTGATTCTACTATTTCCTGAACTTTATGTCCAGATAGAACCATATCATTAATATCCTTCTCTTTGATATTAGAAGGCCAGATGACTACCTTCTCTCCTCTATCAATTGTTCTGGAGATTCTGTTGTTGATCTCTCTGTTCCGAGGTTCATTATCATAAACCCAAATATAATCGCTCCAACCAAACGACCCAACATCAATGTCAGCCCCACACATGGCAACACTGTTTTCAACGAACGTCGAATCGAAGGGTCCTTCGATGATGTAGATTGGTTTGGTTGTGTCAATTTTATCGAGTCCATAGATCTTGGGTGCTTCATCATCTAACATGATGGTTAAGTATTTAATAGGGTTTGAAGATAGGGCTCTTCCCTGAATGCCTATAAGTTTTTCATTCCTGACAAGAGGAATCACAATCCTCTCCTCACCGTAGTTTTTAGCAACAGACTCGGGAAAGGTATCTGGTTTGATTGTGTTAACAAACTCCTGGAAGTTCTGAGCATAATAGAACTCACCCTTGAAGATTGCACGGGTCTCTAGATAATCTCTAGACCTGGTAACCATAAAGGCATTAGGTAGATCAATCTTGATCTTCTCTTTGAACTCTGGTATAGAGGACTTCAGTTTCTTGAAGATGTCCTCAGGCTTTTCAGTAACAAAATTCTTTCCACTCTTTCCATCCTTAAACTTCTCAAACACATACTCCTTATGTGTCTCGGGGTCTAGATCTTTCAAGAAACTATTGAACGATACACTGATACCACAGTTATGACACTTGAAGTTGGTATTGTTCTTGACCCGATACAAATACCCTCGTGCCTTGTTCTTGTGTTTCTGACTGTCACCACAGATAGGACAACGGAAGTTGTACAGATGTGGTTTAACCTTTTTGAATTTGGGTAATCTAGAGGAAATCAGATTGATGTACTTAACATCAATAAAATCCATATCACTTGGAATATAGTCTCTCTATTGTAGATACCTCAGGAGGGTTTGTCAAGAGGTTAGGGAAGACTGTCATAACTCTCATACCAACGGTCAAGACAGCGAGACCACCCACTGCCATCCATACACGTTTTTCTAGTTCACGTATTCTTTGCAGTACGAGCTCATGATCCCCGTCCATTTTATCACGGAGTTTGTCAATTTTAGCAAACAATACTGTGTCGATTTCTTCTTGTTTCGATATGCGTTCTTCATGGACTGCAAGCATCCTACTCACAGTTATATTTACCTCAGATAATTTTTGGATTGCAGAGTCAATCCTAAGAACAATTGGTTTTAAGTCCTCAAGTTTTTGCTCTATAACCGCAATCTTAACTTGTTCGTCCATGAGGTTTGAAGTATGGATTAAATTCCAAAGCTTTTTTTGCTGCCTTCTTTTCTTTTCTCTTCTGACTTCTATCCATCAAATCCTTGATGGCTTTCTTGACATACTTATTACGACCATCCAATTTCATAGTGGGGTCAAAACCAGCAGTAGGACCAGCAGCAGGGGAGGAGCCACTAAATCCCCCAGATCCCCCAGGAGGATTTGCCACCATGCCTTCCTCATTGACACTGAACTCACTATACATTGCCGAACGAAACGCATCAATAACTCTGTCGATTTTGTCTTTATCCATTAGTTATACCATTAAGAGCATCTAAACAATTTTGATCTAAGTCGATCTCATGAATGTATGACTTTGGGAACTCCGGTAATTTATCTAGGAATACTATAAATGTTTTGATCGAAGACCACAAACTCTTATCAATCTTGTAAAATAACATGGGAGTTGTTGCATCACCAAAGATATTATACAAAATAATGAAATGGTTTATTAAAAGATGAACCTTTAATTCCCCTCCACTTTTATATCTTTTAAGGAGTCTTTTGATATATCTGAAACGACTCAGATCCTTATCAAAATCCTCCCTAGTAACAGCCTGCGGATTTTCATAATTTTTAATAGCGAAGATGAGGAAGTTTTCCTCATTCAATTCATTAAATAACATTTATCATTCAGGTGTTGGATAAGGGAATGCAGTGGATGTAGTGATACCCGACATTGCAACGAGAGTTTCTTTCTTAACTCTCAAGTTACCAAGGTTGTCAAGATAGGTAGTAACACCAACCCAACCCTCAGCAGCTACATTGTATTGAGTGTTGGCACCCAGGAGACCTGGACCATTCTCAACACCATAAACTACAGAGTCATCAGCTCCGTATGATGCTTCACTAAACTTAGCATCCAAGACACTGGATTTAGGAAGTTGAGATACGGTAAATTGCTTACCAGCAATAGCTGCACCACTCAGACCCATGGTTGAACCGATGGTCAGTGATTCAGAGTTTGCAATACTTACGATGACAGCATCACCATAATAGGTGTTACCACTACCTCTAGTACCAAATCTGATCACATCTCCTTCCGAACAACCACCGTCAATACCAAATGACGTACCGGAACCGGTGACGACCCCAGTGCCATAATTCAGGGAAACTGTACCTGCAGATCCCACATTGTCGTTGTTTCCCCAAAGTGCCATGTCTTGTGCCCTTGTAAGTTACTTTCTTTTTAATATTTATATAAAGGAAGATTACTCTTCTCTAGCCTTGATAGCCTTTGTAACCACTTCAAGAAGTTGATCATCCATATCAGTCTTAGTAAGCTTAACAGCCTTACCCAAGATGACCAAACAAACGTCAATCAATTTCTCACCAAGTTCTTCATTCTCAGGAATTTTATTTACTGCGTCAGAAATAATCTTTGATGCAAGTGGAAGTAGAACTGATAACATAGCCACACCTATAAGGTCTAAACTATATATCAATCAATCATTCACCCCCGCCGTTTGATCCAGCAGAACTACCCCCATTCCCATTACTACCATTGCCGTTACCATTGCCGTTAGAAACACCACCATTTTTCTTACCGTTCTTTTTACCGTTTTCAGAATCGTCGTCTTGAGTATGTCCGGTTTCCTTACGTAGATATCCCGCAGGTCCAACTGACTTGTAACCGATTGGAATACGCTTACACTTCTTGTCAGTATAACAGTAATAGTAACCCTTTTTACAATCTTTCATCAGTTGTTTGTTTCCTTCTTATACATCGCACCACCAGGTCCAAAGTTTTTTGCTCTGTTTGTGGCAATCTTCTTGGCTTGTTCGGGTGTTCCACTATCAGTATAGAACTCAGAAGAACCATCCTTTTTCTTTCTTACGTGTTGTCTAAATGGATTTGATGCATCCTCCATTGCTTGTTTGCGGATGGTTGCAAAATAAACTTTCTTACCTTCCTCTTTACCGTATTGATCCTGCATATTATCTTTCATATTAGACTTATCATACTTATTCTTCAATTTGGTATCCTTCTGCTTCTCACCAGGAGTCATGGTTCTCTCCTGCATCTCGGTATTTTGTCCCTGATTCTTCTTTGCTTGCTGCTTTTCGACTCTTGCTCTCTTCAATCTTTGCATAGCAATTCTCTTGTCGATATCAGCAAGCTGACCTTCAGGATTACTACCCTCTTCTACCTTACCAGGCTTTCTACCTTGTTCTTTATCTTTCTTTCTCTGTAACTCTTCCATCTCTTCCTTGGAGAGTTTTTCTTCTTCAATAGAAATGATAGTACCACCAAGTTCCTCAAAGGCTTCTGTCATTGGAGGATTGATGACAACCTTATTTTTTACTTCCTTTTCCTCTACCTTTTCTCTTGATCTGGTGTCGGTCTTGGCTTTCTTTGGTGATACGTTTGAGATATCAACGTACTCACTGAGATCGTCTCTCCAATTGGATGACACTACTTGTCTTTTCATTTTACTGTTAGACGCTCTTTCTCTTGTACCTATTTATGAATTCCCTTATATTTGACTTGGGGCCCTTGTATGCTTTACCACCATCCTGTAGGTTTGTATTCTGTCCTTTATCAAACCCTGGTGTCATGTCAGCAGCATACTTAAAATATCCTGTAGTTCCTGAGAGTGTATTTGGTTTTCCCTTAACTCTTTCTTTACTATCCATCTTGACCTCAGAATACTCACGGAGATCACGAATCCAGGACTTAAACATCACATCGTTTTCTGTAACACAGATCAGATAGTTGGTTCCTCTACGGACAATCTTACCAACTAATCCTGTGTTCAGGTTCTCTACTAATTGATTGATCTTGAAGATCTTACCAGTCACATAGTTCTCTCTAAGATTCTTCCAGTCAAACTTTGGTGCAATCTCCCAGAGTGACCATCCCTCCTCAACTCTCATTGCCTTACGAACAGTATTCATAATCTGTTTCGCAGTCTTATCATCTACATTATCAGGAATACCAGTCCTGAATGTCTCAAAATCTTCTTCGGCTGCAGCCTTTCTCATCTTAGATGCAGACATTCCACTAACATCATCAGAGTCTTCATCTCTCTCACCAGCTGAGATAGTTTCAATCTCCTCAAAGTCGTAGAGATCTCCGTTATACTTCTGTGCCAGGTTGTCGAACTCCGATACCCTGTCAGATCCTACAACAATCTTGATGTTTGAATAACCATCATTGTTTGCAAGTTCCAGTGCATCAAAGATAGTCTTAACACTAGCATCGTTAATAATATTCTCGGAGTGAGAAGGGAACATCTTTTTCATCAGTTCCGTTTTCTGACCTGGCTCCAAAGGGTTTTTCTTTGGATCATTAGATCTTGAGGGATAGATTCTAACTTCACCATCACCGGCGACACTCTTTGCACCGTCAAGAAGTTTCTTATGTCCCACAGTTGGTGGATTAAATCTACCAAAGACCAGAGTTAATGTCTGTCC